AGTTCCCACTCACGACCCATGTAAGCATAGATGCCGATGAGGAAGTGGAAGACTACGAGTTGGAAAGGACCACCGTTGTAGAGCCACTCATCGAGGGAAGCTGCTTCCCAGATGGGGTAGAAGTGAAGACCAATTGCATTGGAAGAAGGGACAACTGCACCAGAGATGATGTTGTTGCCATACATGAGTGAACCAGCAACTGGTTCACGGATTCCGTCGATATCGACAGGAGGTGCTGCGATGAATGCAACGATAAAGCAGATGGTTGCTGCCAACAGAGTTGGAATCATCAGTACACCGAACCAACCAACATAAAGACGATTGTTAGTTGAGGTTACCCACTCGCAGAAAGATTCCCAAGTGGATTGTGATTGTTGCTTTGAAAGAATAGATTGTGCCATTTTGAAAAAGGGTAGTTATGAGTGCGGGGAACACTAGTTTTATTATTCCTCAGACACCCTCCGCCTGAGGTATGAGAGACGTGTTTTATACACCCTATAGGTCTCGGTTTGGGGTGTTGTTAAAGATTAGAAAACGTTACGTTTCTTAACCTCTCGACCTATTTATAATAGCATGGGGGTATACGGTTGTCAACACCCCTGTGCCAGTCCCTCAAGGGGCTGCTGTCTTGTATGGATGACTGGTCGGCAACACAGATTCCAATCCCCACTTGTGTGCAATATATCCCTCGGCTTTCTCAACATCCGAAATATTAGTTCCCCCTGTTCCTGGTGCTCCAGCTACGTGGAAATACTCTGCCATTCTTCCATCAAGATTGACTCCACCTCTGTTACGCATCATGCGTACATCATCAACATTCGTGTCTATACTTTGAGAGTATGAATCGATAGAAGTTCTTGTAGTTCCATTCAAACGACCGAAAACTTGATTGCCAGTTTTATTAAAGACAATAGAAACTATTGCCCAAGTATTGGAACTAATAGATTGTGTGAATTCGTTCTTCGCATTTCCAGTGATAGTATTACCACCATCATAATCAATCTCCCCAGTCCAAGTATTATTATTCTCACCGCTACTTACGGCATAAGTTCTTGTTCCATCTGCACTCCAAAATGAATTTTTAGTGCTATCTGTTGTGTGATATTGAAAAACTCCTATTGCCCAATGATTACCACTACTTGAATATGGTCCAGAGTTTGTTTGTAGGTTCTCTGCAGTACCACTAAAGTCCCAAACATTAAGACTATTCAATACACCACTAACTCTAGTCGGTGTACCGTTAATATTAACTGTAAAATTCCCAGCCTTATCTGTAACTGTAGATAAAGTAGAACCACTCAACGTATAACTTCCAGTATCACTAGCATCTAACCACAGTGCAGGTGTTATATCAGTGCCAGGATCCCAAGGGTTTGATTGAGATGCCGTTGAAGTAACAGGTCTTCTACCAAAACCAAAAGAAGAACTAAAAGAACTAAATGGCATCAAACTCCTCCGAATGGAACACTCTGAGCAAGGACAACATAAGTTCCACCATCATTAAGAATACTGAATGTCACAACATCTATTCCTGATGCTGTTCCATTAGGAGCAGAATTATTTCCTTGCCACTTGATAGTTTGTGTAGAACCACCAATTTGCAATCCAGTAACCATGTATGCTGGGTCTCCCTGATTAATAACAATCGTCACAGTTGTTGCATACTCTTGTGATAGAGCAAGGTTAGTAAGATTTACTGTGAAGTTTGCAGAAGGTGATGTGTGATAGAAAAGTTGTGCTGCACTACAATCATGAGTAACTGTTCCTGTAGAACTAGTCAGAGTTGTAAATGATTCTTGAACTCCACCATCAATAGATACACCACCAGCAGTGGTTTCAAATCTCTTAACTCCTGTACCAGGAACTCCTGGTGTTGTTACAGGTCCTGGATAGTAAAGTTCTACTGCACCATTATTTCTGAAGATTGCTCTCTCAGTTCTCCATGTCCTATCTACGACATGGACATCATCATTCGAGGAAAGTGCCAACTCATTGGTTCCTTCCACTTCAATTCTAGAAGCAGCTTGGGATATAGCCCCTTGCTGAGTTGAATTATTATCATAAAATTTTATATTTCTAAAACCACCACCAGTTCTATAAACCTCCAGATCACTAGTGAATGTACTAACACCTGATACGTCTAATGTTGAAGTTCTTACATTGTCAGTGCTAATGCCAGAGACAGCATTATCTACATAAGTTTCGGTAGCATATCCATCCACAACTCCCGAAGTGACAAATCCAACATTGTTAGTTAACTCACCAACATCAGAAGGGATTGTTGGTTTGTTTGATAAGTCATTGTAGTCACCAGAGAATGTTGATACTCCAGAGACAGCATTATCTACATAAGTTTCTGTAGCATAACCATCAACAACTCCTGAAGTAACAAATCCGACATTATTAGTTAAGTCTCCAGTGTCTGCAGGAATTGTTGGTTTGTTGGACAAGTCATTATAGTCACCAGAGAATGTTGATACTCCAGAGACAGCAGAGTCAACATAACCCTCCGTTGCATATCCAACTAAAGCATTAGTAACATAACCTTCAGTTGCATATCCAACTACAATTCCAGAGGTAACAAACCCAGCATTATTAGTTAAGTCTCCAGTGTCTGCAGGAATTGTTGGTTTGTTAGATAAGTCATTATAGTCACCAGAGAATGTTGATACTCCAGAGACAGCATTATCTACATAACTCTCAGTAGCATGACCTGCAAACCCAGTAATATTTGCAGTTGAAATTCCAGAGATATTAGCACCATCACCACTAAATGCGGTTGCAGTTACAACTCCAGTAAAGGTATCACCGTCAAGAGATGCCTTGGTGCCAATCAAATTAGCAGTTGTTGTTGCAAAATTAGGATCATCTCCAAGTGCTTGAGCTAACTCTTGTAATGTATCCAAGGTCGTTGGAGCTGTCGAAACGATGCCAGCAACAGCATTATCAACGTAACCCTCAGTAGCATACCCAGATACAACTCCAGATGTAACTAATCCAACAATAGATTCTTGAGTTGCATATACAGTAGACAGTCCTGGTATAGCATAATTGTCAATATAATTAACTATTGAAATATCTCCAGCAACAGCATATCCTTCAGTTGCATATCCAACTAAAGCACCAGATGTAACGAATCCTACAGTAGATTGTTGAGTTGCATATACAGTGGACAGTCCTGGTATAACATAGTTGTCAATATAATCAAGTACTGCAACATCCAGATCAACAACAAATCCTTCGGTAGCAAAACCAACGAAGTCTACAATCTGACCAGTAGTAATACCAGTCAATGCTGCACCACTTCCATTATAAGAAGAAGCAGTGACTACATTATTGACACCATCAATAGTTACAGAGGCAGTACCAATTGTGAGGATACCAGTAATTCTAGCATCACCATTAACAACTAGTTCTGTGGTAGCACCACCAACAATAACTGCATTACTGAATGTAGATACACCAACGGTCATCCCTCTTGTAGAGGAATTTCCATATCCAAGAACACTGTTCAATGCTTGAGTTTCATTTGACTGAGGAATTGCATCCTCAAAGACAAACTTCTTAAGTCCATGATTATATCTTAGGAACTTACCATCATAAGCAGAAGCATTAGTTGCAATACCTACAATATCATCAAGGTATTTGAGTTGGGTTTCACCACCTCCACCAATCGTTGCCATCTGCTGTTGGATGCGATTGATGAATAACTGGTAATGCTTTTGAAGTTGTTCAAAAGTTACAAAGTTTTGGTCTAATGGTGTCAGTGGGTCTTCATTGTTTACATTAGGTGGTTCATTCAATCCACCTTCAGTAAGTAACTGTTTAGATGTTAGACCTTCATATGACTCTTTTATTTCCCTTAAACGTTCTTCAATTAGAGGAATGCTTACCGTTGCTTTCTCTAATTCTTTTGTTACTTCTTCTTTTAGTGAAACAATATCCTTTGCATTCTCACTAATGAATCTTTCTACAACTTTTAAGTCAGTAGAAAGTGCTGAGATAGTTTTATCATATTTCTTCAGACCATTCTCTAAAAGACTTGTTTGAATGGTACTTCTTGTTTCTGCGATATGCTCTTGCAACTGAATTGCAAGACTTTCTTTTACATCAGAAATCTTTCTATCAAGTTGGATGGTGGCACCCATCGACTGCTTCTTGTAGTTGGGCAGTTCATGCTCTACAAGATTATCAACAAGACTATAAATCTTAAATACGTCATCTTTGATGAACTCGATTTGTTCATCAGTAAGATCTTTTATCTTTAAATATACACTCTCAATTATTCCATCAAAAGTACCAGCAAAAGAAAGTGATGTACTTTCTCTTTGATGACTATTATTTACTTCTGGCTTTTTATCATCACCAAAATAACTAGATGGTTTTCTTAGTGCCACGTATCTCTATTGTCATTTATCAAATATTTATTATACTCCCCAAAACATAATTAGGAAAGTATCACTTTGGCATTCTTGCTGCTTTCTTTACTTTTGCATCAATCTTTGGATTACCAGTTGGTGCATTCAGCATTGTCTGAGCACTAATTGGGTCTAACTTATTGTAACGATTAGAAATAGATTCTCCATCAAGCAAGTCTGGATGGTATCCATTTTTCATCTTTGGTGGTTCTTCGTCAGGGAAACCCATAGGGGAAGGTTTCCCATCATAATAACCAGTTTTTTTCATGAACTCATCAAATGATGGTTTCTTCTTCCCTTTCATTTTTCGGTTTCCTTAGTATTAGTATTTATTAATTCTTAGAAGAAAGTTTTGGTACTATCTTCTTGATAAATTTAGATACTTCTTTTGATTTTAATTTGTCTGGGTTATCAAAAATATCAACAAGGTACTCTTTATCCTCGTCAGAAAGTTTATCACTTAGACCCAACTCCATTTTGAGAACATCTAATAAATTTTTATCTAACTTTAAGTTATTTTTGTCAATGGTTTCTTTGGCTCTATCAACATATTCTTGATAATTTTTATATTCAGTTGACTCTCTTACGAATCCCCTATATGTCATATTGATATATGACTCTTTTTTGCTGCGTCCAGTTATACCAGCAGCATCTGTTGCTATCTGAGCAGCAAGTGCTATCCAACCAACGGGACCAGGAACTGCGGTCAATCCAGACAGTGCAGCACCAGCATAGTCACCCTGACTTGCTCTATAACCAGCATCTGCAATTGATATAGCTGCTCCAGCAATAGGAACTGCTTTACCAAGTTTTGCTGCTACACCTCTAGCAGCACCAACTTTAGCAGTTGTTGCTCCAGTTCTTACCAACTGTTTTGCTTTTGCACTATTAGGATACTTAGTGACAGCATTCTGAGCAAGTCTTGCACCCTTCGTTGCTTTATCAGCACTAACACCAACTTCAGCATATTTTGTTCCAGGAATATTCATTCTGGAACCAGTTCCAGGTTTATATGCGACTGGAATTTTTACACCCTTTCCTGCAGTTCTACCTGCTTTTAAGTCTGCTGCTCTTTGTGCTGCACTTCTTCCTGTAGTGGTTCTACCACCTGCCTCTGCGGCGGCACCAGCACGGGCAAATTCATCTGCTGCTGCTCCACTCTTAGAAGGATCTAAAAAGACACCCTTAGTACCATAAACATTAGACCTACTACCTGATTTAAATCCACCCTTCTTAATTGACTTGGCAGCTTTCGGTCCAGTTCCATGTTGTCCTATCTTGACTGCACCACCAAGACCTTTACCCTGAGACCCTATTGCCTGCAGAGAAGGATTAATCTTAGTTCCACCAGCAACATTAGTTGCAATCTTACCCATTTGAGCTGGTGTAAGTTTTACACCACTATTTTTGTTATAATATCCTGTACTAGTATCAACATATGTCTCACCATCAACCTTTACAACTCTTTCATCACCAACTTGAATATCCATGTAACTAGGCTTCTTCTTCTTTTTCTTGGGGTCAAGATTGTTCACTGGTGCTCCAAGGTCTGCTGCATCAGTGGTATCACCAATACTACCAATGTCACCTGCATATAGAGAACCAAAACTATTAATTCTCAATGTAGTATTATAAATGTCGTCAAAGACATCCATAACACCAATAGCAACCTTCACATTTCCATTTCCATCAATGTCACCTGGTTTCAGTCTATATCTAAATGAACCACCTCTTACATCACCACCCTGTAGGATAGATACAATCTTTGTAACTCTTCCAGTAATAGCAACGAAAGCATAGTCATCAACTTTGATATCTTGTGGAAGTCCTTTTTCTGAAGAAGTGAATCCCCAGTTAAAGTTAATTATATTTCCAGGTTGTGCTCCAGTAAAAATTCTTTGTACAGCAGAACCTTCTATAGGTGTACCACCAAGAGCACCTGATATACCACTAGGAAGAGTAATTCCTAATGCAGATTGAAGGGAGGATCTAGATGCTCCACTAGGACCATCAACAGTTCTAAGAGTAAAGCTACCTCCAGAACCAGAAACAGATCCAAACTTGGAGTCATAATATGCATTGACATTAATTTTTCTGGAAGAATCTACTTCATAGTCACCAATACTATTGACGTAAGAACCAGGGAAATTAGGTCCAAACTCATAATCAGTAGTGTCTGCACTTGCATGTAATAAATCAGAAGCAAATTTACTATCGATTCCATATTGAGAAACGATATTAGATACTGCTAATCCATAGATGTATTCAAATCCCTTGGATGTCATTCCTTCTTGGAGTCTTAATCTATTAAATTCATCAAAGACCAGTTCCAATACTTGGTCTTTAGTTTCTATCTTTGCATCAGAAATTACTTTGTCTGCAGTATCGGACTCCATGGAACCATACCATTTTGAAAATGATTGTTTCTTGAATGTCTTGGAATCAGATAGATATCTACCCTTTCGAGTAACTTGTTCCCCATACCAAGTGTCATTGGTGCCACTCTTTGTGTCACCTCTACTAGTCATTCCAGAAGTCTCTTTACCTTTTCCTCTATCGTCTTTTCCTCCAATAGATTTTCTCTCTTTCTTATGTCTGGTTAACGTGTCGTTCTTTGCCTGTCTTGCTTCTCGTGCTTCCTCACTATCTGCACCATATTGGTCGATAGCATCTTGAAGTGCTTTGTCTGCTTCTGCTGCTTCCGACCTTTGTCGGTCTTTCATCTCTGATTCGGGACTGCTTTGAGATTCCTGTTCAGTTGAGTCATCATAATCCCAGTCTGCACTAGACTGCATAGTGTTGCCAATGTCAATTCCAGCCTGAATCAATAATGTGCCAACTGCAGCAGCACCAGCAGCAAGTGCTGCTTGTCCAGCAGGTGAAGCAAGAAGTGGAATTGCTGCAGGAATAGCAGCAAGTTTTGCATACTCAGGTCCCAACTTAGCAAGATTCTTTTCAATTTCTGCTTGCTCTTCAGGACTTACATCATTAAGTAATTCATCAGCACCATCAAGATAGTCTGCTGGTTCGTTAGGTCCAGGAGTTGCAGTAGAACCTTGATATCCAAGCATCTTAATTAGATATTCATTACCAGACTTAAGCATTTCCTTAAGTTTCTTAAGTCTCTGTGCAGGGGTTAGTCCTGCCATTTCTGGTGCTGTTCTCATAAAGCTCACTGCTTCTGGACTATCAAGAGGAACCCACACTGTTATTGGAGCTACTCTAGTCAGACCCATACTTTTTATTGTGTATGTTTGTGCATACCTATCTTTAAGATGAGCATACTGACTTCTTATAAGATTATAGAGGAATTCTCTATCTGCTCCTGTATGTCCTTGAGGTCCACCTGCCTGAACTGATGGCATAGGATTCAAACTAGCATAGACCGTTTGACCATTGGTTCTGGTGTGATGTAAGAAAACATGCATTGAACTAGATGCATCATCTTCGTTATAACCACCTGGACGGTGCAAGATATCATGTATCATAGCTATTGGACCGAGTGAGTCTTCAATATCATCCGCAGTAAGTGTCATTCCATAGAAATTAGTACCAACAAACATTCTACGTTGGTAATCTAGTTCATAAGAACGCATCCAAGTTCCATCAACCGTCAGGTCAAAACTGATTTCAAAATATTCATGATATTTTGGTAATTCAAAACTAGTCTTTCCACCAGCAGTTATACTACCCAGAGTTCCAGTCCCAGCATTATATGTATTTCCGTTAGAGTCTCTATAAATCATTTGATACTCAACCTTCAAAGGATGATTAGGTAAGGGAGCATCAATCCCAGTTCCCAAATCAACATCAAAGGTTACGTGAGTAACAGTTTGTTCTCCAGGTACATCTGTAGTTGTAATATAGTTAGTTCCTGCCGTCTGCCTCCACCAGTAGTTACTTAAGTAATTATGAGGAGCAACTTCACCAAATTTAACCACACCATCTGTAGTTGTAACTGCATCACTTTGGTTATACCTAAAAGAATCACTTGGTATAGGTACTCTTATTTCTTCTCCAGTAGGTTCTAATTGGGTACGTACAAACATGTCACCCGAAGTCATAGCTTCAGCTACAGATACTGCATCAGCAGTCTCTTTTCCAACAGAGTCAACCCATGATTGTAGGTTATTGGTAATCTTTCCATCGATTGAAGATTTCCAAGAAACAAAATGTGCTTCATTCTTTTTATCTTCTTTCTTAAGATGAGACAATGCTCTATAACTAGAAAGCATTGATTGAATCTTATCATTAGTAGGATTCTTTTCTGCTTTTAGTTCTAGTTTATTTGCAATCTTATCAAAGTCATTCTCTTCTTCGGTAGCAACTGTTGCCTCATACTCAGCAAACATCTGCTGTGCCTGACTTTGGTCTTGAAGTTCATTGTACTCAGATTGAAGAATACTTCCCTTCTTACCCTCTTCATCAGTAAAGAAGATAACAGTATCTGAACCAACCTTTTCTTCACGGGTTACTGTCTTCACCTTACCATCAGTAAAGATAGTTTTAGGAGTTCCATCCTTCTCAAAATATCCAGCAAAACTTCTCTTGCCAGCATTTCTATCGAGAAGATATTCCCATGCTTGGTCTGCATTACCAAGATGGTCCAGAACAACGTTCTTTCTATCCTGAGATGCTCTTGCATTTTGCTCTCTTTCATACTTACCCCACATTCTCTCTTCTGGTTTCTTGAATGATGCAGGAACTTCTGCCTGTTTCATCAAACCAGAGTTGATAGTCCTTGGTTCTGAACCAATAACTCTAGGACGACGTTTTACTTTCTCCTTCTTCTCTTCAATAACTACAGGTTTTTTGATGTTTTTAATTACATCTAAGGTGTGAGATTCATTGAGATTAGAAACCTTATTTGTTCTTCTTGGAAGTCTTGGAAAATTAAAAGACTCCTTTTTTGTTTTTTGGTTGATTGGATGTTCATGATATACAGTTGGGTTACTCAATACCTTGCCAATTTGGTCTTGTACGTTTTGTGGTAACTGATTTACTGGAATTTTGACATTAGTAACTACATCCCCTCTAATATTTGGAGGATATCCTTCCATACCACCAGTATTTGGTGTTGTAGTGTCAAGATTAAAGTTTGGAATTGGTACTCCATTTGGACCCACTGTTGGTGCCTGACCATACCCTGCAACCGCATGAGTCAAATGGGATAGACCTTTTTTAATTGGGTCTGGAACTTCACCAGGATCTGTTGAATTAACATTATGATATGCATGGTCAGTGTATTGCATATATGGTTCACTGCCATCTGAAGGATAAACAAATTGAACTTGTGCTTGTCCAGCAGCAGCTAAAGGATTATCAAGTCCACCATATGACTGTGGATATCCAACTGGTCCTGTATTATTTGGATATTGCTGCAATGTCTCTGGTGTATGTGCATGAACTTTTCCATTATTATCAACATAAAAGTTATCATCAGAGTAATTAATTGGTGTATCAGTTACTTTCATATCACCAGCAGCAATGGCAGAATCTGGAAGACCATTAGCAAGAGCATCAATGACGGATTGTGGAATATCTGCTTGGTCTTTTACGATTGGTTCACCAGAAAGGATAGACATTGCAATATCTGTAGCATAATTTGCTGCTGGTAAACCATTTTGAGCAAAAGATGTTATGTTATTCCAAAGTGAATTCAATGCATCCCCAATAGGAGTTCCTGGACCCATTGGACCACCTTCACCAAATGGATTTCCAGGTCCACCCCCAGGACCACCTTTACCTCCAAACTGACTACCATGTCCTGGGAACCATGGGAATCCAGCCCCTTCAGGAGGAACGTTTGGTGGTGGTGTGTTTTGTGGTTGGTTCTTAGGTTTTCCCGTAGTTGTACAATAGTATCTACCATACTGGTCTGGAGTATTTGATGGTGGACCAGGATAGAATGCCCTATAGTTTGCCTCTGCTGGGTCATTACTAATTCCACCATACTTTTCTACATCTCTAAACCAAACTGCTTGGTCAATAGTAAATCCACTATTATAAGAAGTAAAATTACTGACACCATCCCAGTCGGAAAGTTTTCCAGTAATTCTTCCTAGGTTGACCATCTTACGGTCAGACTGTCTAATATATCCAAACGTACTAAAATTTCCCCATGCATACCACATGGATGCCATTGGTCCGAGAATGGCAGTCGTATCTCCAGGTGGTTCAGCTACTCTAATAGTACCATCAGGCATGAAAAGACCTGAAGTATCTTTACCATCATATCCAGATGAACCATCACCATCCTGATCGAAGTCTGGGTCATCAACATTAGGATGACTCATTACTACAATATTAGGTTCTACTCTATATAAACCTTGCGTATTATTTGTAGGAACTTCCTCATGAAGACGTGAAGGTTTGGATGCCTTCATGTGCTTCAGTGCTCTTGAAAATGTATTAGAACTTCCCATTCCTATCAAACAGTATCTCCCATAGGAGTATTTATCTGCATAGTAGCAGCACTATATTCTACACAACCCTCTGGCCATCCAACAATAGTGATTCTATTATGCGGTGCAGTATTATTAACAACTTCGATTCCATGAGGAACTTTTGGATTTATCCAAACAAATCTATTTGGCATTGGAACAATTTTATCAACATCACAGTTCTCAAGCATTAAATTTCCACCCCAGGATTCATCCCATGTAGGGTGAGCATAATATATAAAACCACCAAAGTCAATATGATAACCACTTCCAGAAGACTCTCTATCAATTCCTGGTGGTAAAGTATTAATAAAAGACCATGAAGGAATAGTCTGCTCCCAATGTTCTTGATATAAACCTAACTCTTTTAACTTATCAACAATCCACCCCAATCCAGTCTTGTATGGTTCATGAATATTTTCGACAAATCCATCGGTGTTCATGAAGTCATCAAGATTATTTTGTATCCATTGCCACTGTTCTTCATTAAGGAAATTATCAATCACTAGTGCTGCAGTACGTGTTGTCATCAGACATACAAAAATCTTTGTGAAAATATTTATAGTTTGCTAAATAGTCGTGAAGACGCACTTGGAATTTTAAATGAAGAGACTAGCGATTACTTTGGGTATGCTTCTGATGACCGCATCTGCAGCAAATGCAGGCGGACTTGTTACTAAACATGCATCTAGTGTTCAACTGACCGTAGATGCTGCGCGTTCAACTGCTTCAAGAATCGGATCCTCGTTCAGTATCGCAGGTTCAAATATTGATACTACGGACGGATCAACTGCAGGCACAGTTTCTGCTGGTACTATTACTAGTGGTGTCTACAGTCCAGGAACTATTGCTGCAACACAAGATACCGCAGGTGCAGCATTTTCATTCAGTCAGTCTTATACACAGGGTGATGCAGTACCTACTAGTGCTGCAACAGTAGGTGCAATTCCTAACTTCGGTTCAGTTACTTCGTATTCAGCTGGAACTGCTGGAGACCTAGCAGGTACTGTAACCAGTGCAGGTGCAATTACAGTAACCGCAGGCGGAGCTGGATCCAGTGCAATCGGACAATTCGTCTCTGAAGTTACTGTAATCGACTGATGACTAGACTACAAGAAGCAATCGGATTGGGATTGGTTCTTGGTGTAATACATGGTTTGGTGCAACCCGCATACAGCGTTCCTGTTGTACCAAACTTCACCCAGGGCTCAATGACCAGCCATACTGAAACAACACAAACAATCACCGAAACCATCAATTCGATGGACTATAACACAGGGTATCAATACTCTGCTACAGGTTCAGGTGTTACTGCATCTGGAAACCTTTCACCAACGCCTCATACAACTAATGTAACCATTGAAGGAGTGAATTCAACATGGACTGGAGTGGGTTCAAAACCAACATTCACACAGACAAACCCAGGAGCAGCGTTCCAGTTTACCGAGACCGTAAAAGGCCCAGGGCTGTCAAACCACACAATTATTCAAAGAGTAACCGAGGTAACTTCGGTAACAGATACTACAAGTATATTCTCCCAATAATACTTAGTGGATTATTCCCATCTCAATCTCTGGCAGAAACTGTTGGTGGTGTCTCCGCTACTGCTGCTCCTGTTGCTAATAGTAGTGGTAGCGTCACAAACCAGGCAATCCAAGTTTTACAAGGACCCTACATTACGAATACTTATGGAGGTGGAGTCCAGTGTCAAGGTGCTACCAGAAACTTCACTCCATATGTAACTGGAACAACTTCGTTCATGAGACCGTATGAAGCATATTACCCGTCTCCCGTTTATGACATGAGGGATTTGACTGGTGATTTTGATGATGATGGAAATGCTATTCCCGATGGAGCACCTGATAGTCCAGGCTCGATTTTATACAATGTTCCTACACGAACAGGACAGAAAGATAATTATAGTATTGGTTTAGGATTCTCTCTAACTTGGTCTACACCTCTAGACAAAAAGGCACAGGCACTCTGCAAAGAAGCAGCAGAAACACAGATTAAGTTACAACAACAATTGACTGCTAATAAGCGGTTAGACTTTGAGATTGCGAGACTAAAAAATTGTGGACAATTAATAAAGGAGGGAATTAGTTTCCACCCCAAGAGTCCTTACTATTCTATCTGTGCTGATGTGATGGTACAAGGTGTCACTTACATCAAACCTCACGTACACACTATTCCAGAACCTACTTCTTCTTCTTCTGACTCTTCACCGCAACAGACCGAAGCTTTGCAATCGCTTCGTTCCGAATCCGCTGCTCTGCTCGGCGGTCCGATACAGATTCGACCTTAATCTTCTTACCTCTAATCTGAGCAATCTTTTTTAAGACCTTCTTGACTGTAGGTTTAATTACTTTCAATAGTATGTCTGCAAAAGGTTTTGCCAACAGAGCAGATGTAGTAGCAACAACAGCAATACCCCCAGTGGTGATTACGGTCCCCGTTGGGGGTAATCCATTTATGGCTTGTTGAATGATTGGAACATCTTCAACTAATCGAATACATTCAGTTCCTTCTAACTTATACCCAATAACAACTTTCCTACCACTGTCAAATATGAATCCAACAGGTTCTTCCGACAGTTGTTTCTGAGTAGGACATTCAATCTCTGCAGTTGCTGCTGAAGTGTCTGGTGTTTTAGGTGTTTCTACTTCTGGTTCTGGTGTTTTCTTTTCTGGTGGTGGTTCAACTGGTGGTACTGGAGTCTCCCTCTCAAACTTTAATTTTCCTTTATTATAATCAATTGGATTGAAAGATGGAACACCCGCATCACAAAAGGTTTTAGTACCCTTTGGATCATCATCTTCCAACATATTATTTTCATCTACCTCATGTGCCTCAACACATCCAGGCATATCAACAATAGGAGTACCTATATCTACTGTAACTGGTGCAGCATAAGGAATAGCCAAAGAAGTATCTCTATCCCAAGTAGTAACCTCAGGAACTCTGATATCATTAATCCGTAATGTTTTGATTCTAATGTCCTTAGTACCAATATTAGGAATCTCCGCAGGCATCGTTCATCTCCGATTCATTCTTAGTAATCCACTCTTTCAGTCTACACATGTAGAGTCGTATTAAATCTGCTTGATTCAAATGAAATACATCATATGTTTCTAGGTACATCTGGGTATGCCTATCTACGGCATCCTGACACTCTTTAATCATAGAGTACCAAGGGTCTCTATGGGGAGTGTGAAACTCTGACATGTGTTTTCTTACTATTTAACAATCATTAAATACTTGACCAACTTGAGAACCAATCGAGGAACCTGCTCTCTGTCCTAAAAGTAATGCCCAACCACCTGCTAACCATCCAACATATGGAATGTTAGCAACCGCAGGAACAACTAAACCAGCAGCAATAGAACTACCTGCCATTGCACCTTGTGACCGTGCTCCAGCGTCCGCCGCTATACACTCTGCGCTTTGGGCATTCATCTTTCCCCCTTCACCTATTTCACCTCCCCCGATATTGCGGGTTCCGTCCATGGTGTATTGGTCACGACGATACTCATTGCGTTGTTCAGTACCACCACCAAACAATCCTTTTTTGTTTTGATTAAGATTCAGTGACCTTTCAGACTCAAGAATAGCAGGGTCATTTGCTTTATATTGAATCTCATATCCATCCTTTCCTGCCTTGATGGTGTATGAAGAGTAATCCCCACGGGGAATATTAATTGTTGGAACTTGTGGAACTCTAGGTTGTTCAGGTTGTCTCACAAGATAACCCAAAAGACCAATGTGTGATATTGCAAAAAGTGAACCAGCAACAATAGCAATTGTCTTCAAAGGAGACTTGCTCGGTACATGCTCGGTAACTTTCTCGGTCGAATCTTCTTTGTTAGTTTCCCAGTATGGTTTCATGGCATCCTCACTGGTGGAATAGCACCACCTGTATGTTTAGGCATCTCTGGCATTTCTGGCATAGCAGCATCAATAAGTCCAGGAAGTGCTCCTGAAACTGCTTCCGTTGCCGCAGCTGCTGCTTTCTCTCTTGCTTCTTCGATTAAGACATCCTTGTTAAGATATAACCAAGTGCCGCCACTAACAACGGCAGCAGATACAACAAAAGACGACAGTGCGAGTACATTGATTAGTTTTTGCATGGTGTCCTCACAGTATGATTAAACCAAGTAGAACTCCCTTGGCAAATGCAATCCATAGAAGATTGTAATTTGTTAGGTCGTACTTCTTTTGAATACTACGAATAACTCTCTTATGCCACATTGCTGTATCATCAAGTTTTTGCTCGATGTGCCAACCAATGCTTCTCTTTTTCTTTTTAAAGGTCATGATACCAACGTGCCTTTGGCACGACGAATTTCTCTAAGTTCTTCAAAGTTCTTGTTTTTAGTTCCACCGTCGTATGGCCAGGCATATCCTTCGGCAATCATTTGTTCATTCAAAGATACTTCAGCATCTCCGACGTAAAGCCACCCAAGTAAACGTCCGTACTTGCCCATACCACCAACAAGCTCAGTGCGAATAACAAGGTCGTCATTCCCACTAATGGCACTATCCAGGGCCTCTTTGATCCAATTCGTGGCTTCAATTCCCAACTCCTTTTCTTCTAGGTCTCTTGTGCGTTTTTCTGGTGTATCAACACCTGCAACTCTTACCCTTTCTTTTTTGAAAAGGTCAAAACCTAAATCAATAGTTACATCGATGGTATCACCATCAACAACTCTATTGATTTCAACTACTCGGAAGTTATAACAGGATTTCCTGCTGGGGGGTGTCATTGCTCCCATAATTTACCTCTTTGGATTCTACTGCACTAATTAAACCAATTAATGTAATTGCAGCAGTAATCACTGCACCTGCACCCCAAACCCATCGTTCCAATTTACGAACACGGTCACGAAGTTCTTCTGCCGTTTTTTCGGCATCTTCAATTCTATGTCTCAGGAGTGCTATCTCCTGGTCCTGGCTCGCATCCTTCTGATTGATTTGGTCTGACATCGTTCAATTCATTGTTTGCCATACTTATTATATAGACAATAACATAAAAAACCCCCGCCAAAAGAATGACGAGGGAAATTATGACACTCCATACGGGGTCGTTAATATCAGATAATGGTCTAAGAATTAGGTTCATTGTCGAATCTCTTCTGATAATCATACCACATAGCATTTAGTTGCCATGCTTGGGAGAGAGACTTTGGACCTTCAATTAATATTTTTTGCTGGCAGGGAGACAATCCTCCTCGATGTTCCAAGTAATACTGTCTCCACTTACCACCGTCTCTCATTTTTCTACTTTCTCTTTCTTTTCTGCTTCTGGTTTTTCTTCTCTTTTATCTTTCTTTGCAGGAACAACCCCGAAGGTCGCTAAAGTTCCTGTAAATACGGAGGCTATAAAGGTCGGATCGATATTCTTCTGAGGAACACCAGGAATAGTTACATAATTAAGTGTAAGAATTGCTGCGGACCACGAAAGAATAACAACACGCACCAATGCTGACAGACCTTCGTCTGCCCAATCAAACTTATTCTGTTTGGTTTCCTCTTTTTGTACTGGTGTATCTTTAGATACTGCCATATTAAAGAGGGCAAGGCACTTCTATTTATTAATTTTTAATGTAACCTTCTTCAATAAGGTACTTACGAGTCAAGGGAGTTGGTTCATAAACTTCCCACATCTTGCCCGTGGCACATGCCTGAAGTGCTTCCATGGTCATGTTTTCAGTTCTACCTGCCCACGATGCTTCTGCTTCCCAAGGCACAGCAGACTCAGGATAAGTACGTTCTGCCAGAACACGCCAAACAATAGGAACTTCGTCTTCAGGTTTAATGATAGCAATCAAACTATTCTCAATAGTTCCTGCCATACAATCTTGTGCAGCGTGCCATCCTTCATGTCTCATTACCTGCATCAGGTAATTGGTGGTATCCATGTACTTCTTATTAAGAAAGAAGTTATTACCGACAGTATGATAAACACCACGATGACTGTGTGGAAAATACTTACTGTCTGCTAGAAACACCCCAACTCCGATTTGTTCAAAAGCAACGAGCATTGTGTTGAACTCGTCAGCAACAATATTATAATCAGTATTGGGATACTCAGCAGCAATAGTTGCGATGCTTTCGATTTTATCGACTCCATCTGTACACTCTCGAACTAGCATACACCCCATTGCATCCATAGTATGATAACCCTTGGTGATTTTAGAGTTGTCAGCAAAGGCAGGAAGAGAAACTGCAGCAGCAGCAACCAACGCAGTCAAAAGAGTTTTCATTGATAATAAGCCTCATAGTATTTAACGATGCCAGCAGTCGTGTTGTGTCCTTGGGAAACCCAATCATGAGCACACTCATAGATGGACTGTGGGGAATACTTAGGAACTACCCCATCCATAACATGACCAAACTTTGCCATCAAAATTTTTAATGCCTGCTCTCTGACAAGCATCCTGTCATCATTATAACGCCAGTCGTCAAGTGTTGTCATCGGATTCCTGAACTCCACCCATTAGGACCTTCTTGGAAGTTCTCTGAACCACCTTGAGTCTCACTCACAGTGTTCCAGTTTTTACTTGCCATCTTATACAGTTCTTCATGAATATTTTCAGACTCAACATTTCCAGCCTGTTTACGCATATCTTCATGAAGTCTTTCAGTTGCTTCTTCAAGTTGAATGTATGCTTCTTGCTTTTCAGTTTTTACTGGAGCAGGACCAAACCATTCATCATCCTCTAGGTACGCAGGAGCAGGAACACCGACATAAGGAGGACTGTCCATTTCACTGCAGTCCACAACTTCTTCATCAATTGCACATTCAATGTCTGCATCATCCCAAAATGGAAGTTTAACATCATCCGTTCCCCAGGTTCCAGATGCTTCAGGAGAATGAAACACTTGACCTAGGGTTTCTTTGATTGCCTTAAAAATCATTGCCAAACAAGTTTCTGATAATAGTTATGCGAGTAAACCTCTCGGTTTCCTTTGATTCCCCATCCTAACCAATAATAGGCAGGAACCATGTATTGACTGATACTAAATCCACGACCTTCAAACTCTGGAAGGTAACGTTGGAAAGTTGTCTCGTTAATCATGAAACGAGTTTGTCCTTCTAGACTGCTTGGGTCACATCCATATTTTTCACAGAATTTACCAAGAGCCATATAACGACCTAGGCTGGTCCACTGAATAAGGCCATACCCACCCCGAGTGCAATCCCCATAAGAAACTCTAGCCCCTCCCTCGCATATGTTGGGATGGAAGTTGCTTTCCTGTTTAATGTTTCCCAACAGTGTTGCAAGTGCATTACGGTCTCTAATTTTGGTGTTTTCTTGTAGTTGTTTGAGGACATATTGTTCGTTAGGTGTGCAATCAGGACACTCCCAACGAGATTCTTTAACTTCAATAGGCATAGAAGTATCTGGATTCAAGTCTGCATCAAGTGTTGCTGCAGTACATGAAGCACTTAGTAATGCAATTGTAGCTAAAATCTTAATCAATTCAAGTCTTCCATCAGTGAACCCCTATGGTACATGCCCATAGGGGGTCTTGTCAAGGGTCAAGGTTTGAGGTGTTCCTTCGTTATATGTGTTTCTTTTATTTCGTTGTATCGGGTACACAGTTCATCACTAGATACGTGTTCCCATTTATGATAGAGATTTTTGAGTGCTTCTAGGTAACCGTCACCTTTCATATCCCGAACTTCTTCGGCAACAATAGACTTTACAAGCACATCTCTCGTTAAATGCGTCATACCTTTTGAATGGTATCCAACAAAGAGCTCTACATCTTATTGTAAAAATTACTCACAGAACTCCCCTTGGGTGGTTTATCCGATATTGGATTTTACTATTTAGTATGAAATTCTAGTTTAAGATGTACTTTCATCTTTTACTTGCTGTATGTATCATACATTTTTGCATCGTCTGACCGTTTAATTTCGGCAGCAAGTTCCTTTTCAGTCTTAAGATGATGTGCCTTAAGTTCAGGATTGGGATTGGAAAAAATCACCTCATCCCTAGACTTGTTTTTAATAACAATAAAGGCATCCTTATTGTATTTACGGGTGCCTTTTACAGGTGCCCACTTAGTGCCAGCACCTTCAATTTCATATACAGACGTGCCACCAATCTCTACGACAACATCATCATAGCAGTCCCATCCTAGTTCTGCAATGACATCATAGAGCTGCTGAACGACACCTTGATTGCAAACTGCAATTGCTTTACGTTTTGCAGCAAGAGTTTCTTCCATAATAATCAAATAGGGTTATACACGGGGGTCATAAGACCCCCATCTGGTCCATCATCATCGTGTTCATCTTCTACTAGGACGGACCCAAGAATGAATGCCCCTAGCAAAAGTCCTGCTAGGGCTAACATCACCATACTCCTGGGATTACTTGTCCTGTGGTCAGGTATGCACCAACGGCAGCTACGAAACCAACCATTGCCATACGACCGTTAAGGTTTTCTGCTTTTTCGTTAAAGAAGTCTTTCATCGTTGTTTATCCTCTAAGGTTTTGTTTGTGATAATAATCTTCACTCCATCATGAGTGAATTGTAATTCATCATCAGGATGCCACATCAACTCTTCGTACATGTCGTCGAGTTTCTGGATATCCTTCCAAAGTGCATCAGGGTCAGGCATACTTATCAAACATCCTACGAATATTTTGAGTGATACCCATACCACCAGTAAACTCTTCTAACTTTTCACCATTCTCATCTACAATAACAAGAACAGGAGTTGCAGTTACACCATACTTCTTTGCAAGGTCGAGATTTTCTTGTGGGATGGGTGTAGTACTTACATCTTCAAGGTCAACTTTCTCCAAAAGAGAAGTGCGTTCATCCTTGATTGCTACCATGTACTTATCTACTAGCATACATGGACCACAAGATTCTTTTGAAAAAAGATAGAACTTATTCATCAGTAAAGTTCTTCCTCCTTTTCGGTCTCGATAACACAATCAGAAGTAGGGTATGCAACACAGGTCAGAACGAAACCTGCATCAATCTGGTCGTCATCAAGGAAAGATTGGTCAGACTGGTCAACAGTACCTGAGACAATCTTACCTGCACAAGAGGAACATGCACCTGCACGACAAGAATAGTTCAGGTCAATTCCTGCTTCATCAGCAGCATCAAGGATGTACTGGTCGTCTTCACAAGGAATAACGGTTTCAGTACCATCAGGTTGACGAAGAGTGATGTTAAAAGCCATAGTTTACTTTACAAAAATTCAAAAAATACCAAAGAACAGTTTACCAGTTGCTGCATATGAAATCAAGCCACTGATGATACCCATCATTGCCCAACGTCCATTATAGACCTCGGCAAACTGCTGGGGAGAATACAGTCCCTTGCGGTTATAGGATTCTACCACCATTTGGGGCTCTTTGGCAAAGAGATTATTTTGTCCATATTCGTTGGTTGTTACGGTCATGTTACCTCCTGTAATAATTCTTTACATAGTATATATAAAAAAAGCACCCCTGTCAAGGGGTGCTCTGTAGTAAATTATACCCATTACTCACCAATGTTATGAATCACTGGCTTTTCATGAGATAAGATATCATATATTTGTTTATTTTGTGCTGTAGATACAGGAATAAACTCAGTATCAGCATTAAATTCATCGTCTCTAATTGCCTGATTGATGACAATTGAACCATCTTCACCAGAAATAGAACGATGATATGTGTTGGTTGGGATTACAAGGGCACCAGAGGACCGATTAAGGTGAACAATGTGATATGGATACTTCCACTCAGGATTAATCAACTCAAAGGTACGGACACCAGAAAGAACACGATTGTTATCAGTCTGGTGACGATGAATATAAAATTGTTTTGCACCAACAATATCATTAGGAGGGGAGATTGCAGGTCCAGTATGCACTACCAGGTCCGATGCATTTGAATTCTCTACAGAAATGTCGTAGAAAATAACAGAGTCAGTCTCCCTAAAGACTCGATGTTTTTTGAACTGTACGTTACTCATTAAAAAAGGGGACCGTAGTCCCCTACTATAAAGACATCACTTGATAGTGTCAACAGCAGCAAGTGCTTTCTGTCGAAGAGACTCTGGAAGAGGTACATATCCCAGAGAATCTGAAATACCTTGCGACTTCTCACTCAACATATAACGAAGAGTTTCCTTGACTCCAGTTTTAGATTCAGGATAAGCAAGAATCCAAGTCAGAGATACAATTGGGTAAGCATTTGCACCTGCAGGATTAGGATCTGCCCCACGAAGTTTATCGTCCAGAACAATTTTTGCAAGTCCAGCAGCAGAAGTTTCTGCATTTGCCTTTACAAAGTTTCCTGCCTTGTTCTGCAGAGCAACCTGTTGGAACTTACCACCGTTCACGTAACCATAGTTCAGATAACCAATAGCACCTTCAGTGTTCTTGATAGTACCAGCAACACCACTGTTACCTTTGCCACCAACACCTACAGGCCATCGAACTGATTTACCAGTTCCTACAGTCTTCTTCCACTCGGGAGAGAAAGCAGACAAGGAGTTGGTGAATCCTTTGGTGGTGCCACTACCATCGGAACGATGCACAGTAACAATCTGCTTGTCAGCACATCCAAATGTGCTCCAGTTAGTAATCTTACCAAGGAAAACATCAGCAAGCTGAGTCTGAGTCATTTTTGCTTCACAACCAGGATAGTTGTAAGCAGGAACAATGGCACCACCAGTCATGGGGATGTGAACCATCGGCAGTTTCTGCTTAGCATCTGACACAGCACCATCAGAGGCACCAAAGTCAACGGTCTTAGCAGTGTACTGACGGACACCAGCACCACTGCCAACTGCTTGATAGTTCACTTGGTTTCCAGTTTCTTTATTGAAAGATTGGAACCAGGAGTT